CGAATTGCCGGGAATCGTAGACGAAGTGATCACGATGGCTGTCCTTGGGGGAGACAATGGACCATTTCGTGCCTTCGTCTGCGGTGCCCTAAACGAATGGGGCTACCCTGCCAAAGATCGGTCTGGTAGGCTCGACACATTGGAAGAACCGCACTTGGGTAAACTGATGGCAAAGATGTCAACAGGCCCATTGCAATCAGAGCGTCCATTGGATTTCGTTGATCCAAACGTTCAAAATTCTAGCGAAGGAGAAATCGCAAATGCTTAATTTAAATAATGCACCCGTATCAGACGCACCACAAATGGAGCGCACTCTAATCCCTGCAGGCACAGTGTGCCGTGCCGTGATCGTCGTCAAGATGGGCGACATCGAACTTCAAGAGTTCGGCGCAGGTCAGTGGTTCAAGCAATCACAATCATCAAAAGCCAAGTGGATGGAGCTAGAATTCACAATCGTGGGCGGTGAACATGATCGCCGTAAGTTCTGGGATCGCATCTTTGTCGATGGCGACAAGATGGGTCAGAGCGGTATCCCACAGGCCAAAGAGATTGGTTTGCAGACATTGCGTCAAATCATCGAAAGCGCAAATAGTCTTGATCCAAGTGATATGTCGCCAGAGGCGCAGCAGCGTCGAAACATCTCAGGTGTCATGGACTTGAATGGAATGGAGATTTGCGCTAAAGTTGGCATCAAGAAAGGCAACAATGGCTACTCTGATAGCAATAAGCTAACAGCAGCCTTAACGCCGAACCAAAAGGATTTTATCCCATCTGGTCAAGCACCAGTCATGCAGACACCTGCAGCGGCAGCGCAAGCACCAACGCCTCAACCACAGGCAACAGGTGCAGCACCAAGTTGGGCTAATCGGTAATATCTAGCGGCACAGGTCACTCCGCACCTGCTAGACCACGGAAAGGGGGCCGTGGGCCAAATACCCCCTCACTTTCTAGATCAAATGGAGTCCCAACATGTTACTGCGCCCCTATCAAGAGGCGGCTGTCGATGATGCATGTAAAGCACTCGACAAGCACAGCAATACAATTGTAGTCGCCCCCACAGGCGCAGGTAAGACCATTATGATGTCCGCTCTCATTGGGCGTAGATTCAAGGATGGCAAAAAGATTCTCGTGATGCAGCATAGAGATGAACTTGTTGATCAAAACAAATCCAAGTTCGAGCGCATCAACCCGTACATCACAACAAGCATCGTAAACGGCACCATGAAAAACTGGGACGGTAGTGCCGTATTCTCTATGGTGCAAACAATCTCACGCGAACGCAATCTGCGGGATCGTCCCGTATTCGATATGGTCGTCGTGGACGAGAGCCACCACGCTGCAGCAGATACATATGTTCGGGTTATCGACGCAGTGAAAGAAGATAACCCTGACGCAGAAATCGTGGGCTTCACAGCTACGCCTAACCGTGGCGATGGCAAAGGACTGCGCAACGTATTCAGCAATTGCTCACACCAGATTGAAATCACGACTTTAATCCGAGAGGGCTTTCTTGTCGCACCGCGCACCTATGTGATTGATTGCGGGGTCAAAGATCAACTGGATAAGGTCACGCGCAAGGGCAACGACTTTGACATGGATGAAGTCGAAGCGATTATGAACCGCAAGGTGATTAACCAGAAGGTTGTTGAGGAATGGCTTAACCATGCAGAAGACCGCAAGACAGTTGTGTTCTGCAGTACAGTTAAACACGCAGAAGACCTACTGGCAGAGTTCCTACTTGAAGGGGTCAACGCTGACATCGTGACAGGCGAAACGCCAAAGCCCGAACGCGCACAGATTCTACATGACTTAGCCCACGGTGACGTACAGGTTGTGGTTAACGTAGCCGTGCTTACAGAGGGTTTCGACGCTCCACCGGTGTCCTGTGTCGTCCTCACGCGCCCCTGTTCTCAGAAGGGCACAATGGTACAGATGATTGGGCGTGGCCTACGCACAGTCGATCCAGAAGAGTTCCCTGACACGGTAAAGACAGACTGCGTTGTGCTAGACTTTGGCACAAGCGTTCTCACGCACGGCTCACTTGAAGACGCTGTGAACCTAGATGATCGCGAAAAGGGCGAAGCACCCACAAAGATTTGTGCCGAGTGCGAAAGCGAAATCCCAATGAGCGCACAGGTTTGCCCGATCTGCGGTACAGAAATTGTATCGGAGTCCGAGGAGAAAGAAGAACTTGTTCGGTTTACCATGACCGAATATGATCTTATGCAAATGTCGCCGTTCCGTTGGATTGATCTATTCGGTGACGGAAGCCTGCGCATGGCTATGGGATTCGAAGGGTTTGTCGGTGTGGCAAATACTGCAGAGTTAAGTGTTGCGTTTGGCAGACATGGTAAGAACAAGCTGCGCGTCTTAGCAGTGGGCGGTAGCGCACAAGCCACAGCAGCAGCCGATGACTTCCTGCGCGAAATCGAAGACAGTGGCGCAGCAAAGAAAACAAAGAGATGGCTTGATCAAAGAGCCACAGAGAAACAGATTGAGCATCTGCGAAAGCAGGGCATCGAAGTGGGTTTCATGGACTTTTCATGGACAAAGTATAAAGCCGCTTGCATGCTCAGTTTCTTGTGGAACCGAGGCACAATCGAATATGCAGTGGAGAAATATCTATGAAAGACGTAAGAACACGTTGGGCTGTTTATGATGACGGACTCAAAGTTTGGTATGATGGCGAACTGGTCGCTAAAATACACACATCAGAATTTAAGTATATTCTTGCCGATTTAGCGTTATGGTTAAGACATAACAACGGAGAGGATATCGGCGATGCCAAGGTTTGAACTTGTCCTATCAATAGCCAAGAGAAGTGACGAACAAGAACTATACACCGAGGAATACGATTATATGTGCTTTTGCAAGGACTTAGGTGACATCGAAGAAATTACCGACACGGTAAATGAAATCGTTCACGAAGAGTTCCAAGACAATGAGGAAGGCGAAGTATTGTTCGGGACAGCCGATGTCATCATAAACGAATCAACAGTTTTGATGATGCAATATAAAAACACAGAAGTCCCTAAAGAAGAATTAAACGAAATAATGGACTTAATTATAGACGGAGCAGGAGAGGAGACATTGCATTGAGCATGCCACCATTACCAAAGCCAATAGAAGAGTTGGCATTTATATTAGAAAAGTTTGGTTGGGATACCAAGTTTTCCGATTTATCAGAGGATCAAGTACACGTTTTGATCTTTGGTCTACAAGAAGCAGAAAAGTTATCACAGGAGATTCACGTTGCTGAACTTGAACAAAAGTACTTTAAGTCAACGGGCAGCTTCCCATCTACAAGCATCCCCTTCTGATCCTGTAGCCGAAGCAATCAAGGCAGCGGTAGACGAAGCAATCTTGCGCAACGAACAGAAGCGCGAACGTCGAAAGTATCTTGGCGCATCTAGTATAGGTGACGAATGCAGTCGCAAGATACAATATCGCTTTATGAACTACCCACAAGATGAAGGGTCAGAGTTCAGCGCACAGACGTTACGCATCTTTCAATTCGGTCACGAGATCGAAGATTACGCAGCCAAATGGCTTAGAGATGCTGGCTTTGACCTACGCACGGAAGATAAACAAGGCGAACAATTTGGCTTTTCCATTGCTGACGATCAAATCAAAGGTCACATCGACGGCGTAATATGCGCTGGGCCTGTGCAAATGGGCTACCCAGCGTTATGGGAAAACAAATCAGCCAACGATAAAAAGTTTCAGGCTTTTGTTCGGCATGGCGTAGCGAAAGCAAACCCCACATACGCAACGCAGATCGCACTTTACCAGACATATATGGAGTTAAGTGAAAACCCTGCGCTGTTTACTGTAGTGAATAAAAATACATCCGAAGTGTATTACGAGCTAGTCCCTTACGATCAGGAGTTGGCTCAAAAGGCAAGCGACAAGGCCGTAAATATCTTGACGGCTTCCAAGGCAGGTGACATCTTGCCAAGAGTCGCACAAAGCAAAGACTTCTTTCTTTGTAAGTTCTGCGAGTATCGGGAGACTTGCTGGAAAGGTGAATAAAAAGAAGGGGCCAGTCCTAGAACTAGCCCCACCAAGAAGTGTTTTATGGGTATGAGGACAATATAATGTCATTAAGGGTAGTTGGCAACACAGGATATGGTAGTAACGGAAAAGATTTAGTCGCAGAGATTTCGGAAAAAGTTCCGTCCTATGTGCAGATCGAAGCGTTAAAAAACGCATTTCCAAACGGTAAAGTTATCCGAAATGAGTTCTATTTAGGCTCACTGGATGGCGAAGCAGGGCAATCATTAAAGATCGACATTGATCCTATGAGTCCAAATTTCATGCGTGGCATGGACTTTAATACGGGCGAAGGTATCGGTGGGATCACAAAAATCTTAATGAGAGCAAACAACTGGAAAGTTCCAGATGTAGCAAAGCATTTCTCGTCTTATCTGGAGCAAGACCGTCCTGCGCCACCCATGAATCCAATCAACCCCAGCCTTGCCCAGCAGTTCCCGGTACAAAATCCTGTACAACCCGAACAAGTTAAGCAGCGCCGGGTAATTGATGTAAATACACCGCACGACGGCGAATACCTATACCTCTCGGAAGATGGCGAAATCCTCGTCACAGTGCGAAGATACATTGAACGCACCCCAGCAGGAGAAATTGTTCGGGATAGCGATGGCAATGCGAAGAAAGAGTTCCGCCAGTTCCCTCGTCTGCCTGAAACGCGCCCTCTCTATAACCTGCCTGACATCGCGCAATCTGATCGCGTCATTTGGGTCGAAGGTGAAAAGTGCGCTGATGAGCTAACAAAGATGGGATACACAGCAACATGCACCAGTGGCGGTGCAGGGATGCTCTCCCAAAAGACAAAAGACAAGTTCGATTTCTCTCCATTGCAGGGCAAAGAGCTAATCATCTGGCCTGACAATGACGAAGCGGGTGCAAAACTTGCAAAGATTATTCAAGAGTTAGCCCAGAACGCAGGTGCTAAATCAATTACGATGCTCGTTCCACCCAAAGGCAAACCTAAAAAGTGGGACGCAGCGGACGCAATTGACGAAGGTTTCGACATTGCAAAGTTCCTGAATGCACCAGTACACAAGGTAAAAAAGGCTCTATCGCTCAAGAATCCTAGC